GTTGTATTACATATTGCGGGGCTTGTTGGTGGAATTTCAATAAACAAAGATAAACCCGCTGAATTTTTTTATAAAAATGCGATGATGAGTCTTTTAGTAAATCATTATTCATTTATAAATAATGTAGAAAAATTAGTTTCATTAGCGGCGGGTTGTGGTTATCCTAAAAATATACCAGTGCCTTTTTCTGAAAATGACTTTTGGAATGGTTTACCTGATATGAATTCTTATGGATATTCTTTAGCAAAAAAAAATTTAGTGATTGGTTCTTGGGCATATAATGAACAATATAATTTTAATCACACGGTTTTAATTCCTGCTAATCTTTATGGTCCTTATGACAATTTTAATTTAGAAAGATCACATGTTATACCCGCACTTATTAGAAAATTTTTAGAAGCAAAAGAAAATAACTTAAAAGAAGTTATTGTTTGGGGAACAGGTTCAGTAACAAGGGAATTTCTTTATGTTGATGACACCGTTCAAGCAATCATAGACGCAATGTCTTGTAATGAAACAGGACCTTTTAATTTAGGAACAGGTAAAGAAACATCTATAAAAGAATTAAACGAAACGATTTCTAACATAATTGGCTTTAATGGTAATATTGTTTGGGACTCAACAAAACCAGACGGGCAACCTAAAAGATTTTATAATATGGAAAAATTTAAAAATTCTTTTGGATACGTACCAAGTACTTCATTATACGATGGTTTATATCAAACAATTGAGTGGTACAAACAAAATAAAAATATCGTTAGATTATGATAACAATTGAGGACATATTAAATAAAAAAAATTTAAATATACCTAACCATATAAAAAAAATAAGGTTTGATATTGGTTTAAGTTATTGTGCACCAAATTCAACAATATGGTTAGACAATGATAATGAAACATTTGTTATAGGCATAGAAGCAAATAAATATGCAGTAGAAAGAATAAAAAATAATGGGTTTATTGCTAGACAAAGAAACCTATCATTTCCATATCCTCATAATAATTTTCATTATTAAATTTAGCAATTGATAACGTAGAATCACCATCAAAAATGAATTTTTATCACATGTCATCAGATGTTGGGGTGTCTTCTCTTTTAAAACCAACAGAATTTTTAGGTCATCAGTTTGGGGAAATGATTGAGGTTGATGTAATACCATTACATATGATAATGGATTTAATTGATTGGGGTAGATTTGATTATATAGAATTAGTTAAGATAGACACTCAAGGGAAAGATTTAGACATAATAAAAAGTATGGGTCATTATTTAAAAAAAATTGTTTATTTAAACTGTGAAGTTAACACTTTTAATCACTACGAAAATGCACCAAACCCTTATGATTATGATAATTTTTTGTTTGAGAATGGGTTTGATTTTGTTTTAAATAATTCTTTTGTTAATGGGGAGGTTGTTGATAAAACTTATTTAAATAAGGAATTTATTAGTTTAAAAGATAAAATAGATTATTTTGTATTATGATAAAAAATGTGTTAGTTACCGGTGGGGCTGGATTTATAGGTTCGCATTTAATAAAAAAATTAGTTAGTGAGGGACATAACGTAACTGTTATAGATAATTTAGAAAGGGGTAAAAAAAAATTTATTAAAGATTATTTAGATAAAATTAATTTTATTAATTGTGATTTAACAAAATATAAAAAAATAAAAAATCATTTTAAAAATATAGACGTAGTCTATCATTTAGCATCTAAAGTCGGAGGTATTGGTACATACATTAATAATCCATATGATGTAATTAGTACAAACATAAAAATGGATTTAAACGTTCTAAAATGCGTTTTAAAAAACAAAATAACAAAATATTTTTACGCATCTTCTGCACACGTTTACCCAAAAAATTTACAAAATACAATAAACTCACCATTAATAAAAGAAGAAGACGCCTACCCTTCAGATCCTGAGTTAACTTACGGTTGGGGTAAATTAATTGGTGAAAAAATAATAGAATCAGCAATAATTGAAAATCCTTGGTTAAGTGCTGGAATTGCAAGATTTATTGGGATATATGGTCCTAATCAAGATTATAATTTAGAAACCGGTTCAGTTATACCTGTTTTTTCTCACAGAGCAATAAAGTACCCCGATTTACCATTTAATGTTTGGGGTACAGGTAAAGAAACCAGATCTTATTGTTTTATTGATGACGCTATCGAATGTATTAATAAAATTGTGTCATCCATGGAAAAAAATAAAATTGTAGGACCATATAATGTTGGTAGTTCGTCTAAAGTGACTATTGAAGAGATAGCAAAAACTATTATTGATATAAGTGGTAAAGACATTAATATAGAATGGGATAATACTAAAAAAACAATTATATGGGGTCAGTGGTGTGATGTTTCTAAAATTGAACATGATTTAGGTTGGACATCAAAAACCTCACTTAAAGAGGGTTTACAAATAGTGTATAATGACATAAAATTTAGAGTATGAAAAAAGTGTTAATAACAGGAGGAGCAGGTTATTTGGGATCAACTTTAACTGAATATCTTTTAAATTTAAATTATGAAGTAACAGTATTAGATAATCTAATGTATAAACAATTATCTTTACTACATCTTTTTAAAAAAGATAACTTTAAATTTGTTTTAGGTGACGTTAGAGATAAAAATTTACTACAAAGTTTAGTATCTAAAAATGATATAATTATACCACTAGCCGCTATTGTTGGTATGCCGGCATGTAAAGCAAATCCTGAATTAACAGTTGAGGTTAATTATAAACAAATATTAAATATATTAGAAGTTTTAAACGGAAACCAAAAGTTAATACTACCTAACACAAACTCACAATACGGTTCATCTGAAAGTATAATAACCGAGGAATCTCCATTTAAACCATTATCCTTATACGCAAAAACTAAATGTGATGCGGAAGATGCAATGTTATTAAATGGTAACGGTGTTTCGTTAAGATTAGCAACGGTTTTTGGGGTGTCTCCAAGAATGAGAACCGATCTTTTAGTGAACGATTTCACATATAAAAGTTTGGTTGACGGGTATCTTGTTTTATTTGAATCAAGTTTTAAACGAAATTATATACATGTTCAGGATATCGCAAATACTTTTATTTTTATAATAGAAAATTATGAAAAATGTAAGGGTCAAGCATTTAATGTGGGACTCTCAAGTGCAAATCTTTCTAAAATGGAATTAGCCCAAAAAATAAAAGAATATATACCTAGTTTAGTTATTAAAGAAGATAATTTTAAAGAAGATTTTGATAAACGTAATTACATAGTTTCTAATCAAAAATTAGAATCTTTAGGATGGAAACCAAAACATAATTTAGATTACGGTATTAAACAATTAATCGAGACTTACCAATTAATAATAAATAAAAACAATTCAAACTTTACAAACTTATGAATAGAAAATATTTACCAACACTTAGTGAACTTATAGATAGATTAAGTATTGCTCAACTAAAAGAAGTTTTTATATCTGAACATAAAAAAGAGTATTCAGATGAAATTAAAGATATTGTACATGATATACAAGAACATATTAATGAAAATAAAACAGTAATTAACGCCGAAACAATAAGGGCAATTGTTGTTTTAAGTCAAATGAATCTTCACATATGGCATAACGAGTCTAATTATCGAAAAGGTATTAAAGACGGTAATAATTTAGAATTAACTCATGGGTTAAACGGTATTAGAAATACTTCAAAAAATAAAATTCAAGAAGTTGTTGATGGTAGAAAAGATTATAAAATCGATTGTTTAGCTGCCGACTTTAAAGATTGGGAAATTAGTTGGTAATGAGGGTTTTAGTAATTGGTGATGGATGTGATGACGTTTATGTTTATGGTGATTGTGATAGACTTTGCCCTGACGCTCCAGTTCCTGTTTTTATACCAAAACATTCAACAGTAGTTGGTGGAATGGCTATAAATGTTTTTAATAATTTAAAATCATTAGGGGTTGATTGTGATTTAATGACTAATAATAAAAAAATTTCAAAAACTAGATATGTTGACGACAAAACAAATCAAATGATAGTAAGGATTGATGTCGGAGAAGAAAATGTCGATAGGATTAATATAAGTGATATTAATTTTAAAAAATACGATTTTATTGTTATTTCAGATTATTGTAAAGGTTTTGTGACGGAATCCGACATTATGGAAATATGTTCTAAATTTAAAAATGTAATAATAGACACTAAAAAAATATTGGGTGATTTTTGTAAAAATGCCAAATTTATAAAAGTGAATGAATCTGAATTTATTAAATCTAAAGATTATATTAATTTAAATGATTTTAAAGAAAATCTAATTATCACTTTAGGTTCTAAAGGATGTCAATATAAAAATAAAATTTATCCAGTAAGTAAAGTTGAGGTTAAAGATCAGACAGGTGCTGGCGACACATTTGTCGCGTCATTTGTTGATAAATTTTTATTAACAAATGACGTTGAGGAATCATTAATATATGCCAATGAATGTGCAACAGTAGTTGTACAAAAAAGGGGTGTTTGTACAATATAAAATAAAAATATGACAAGAAGAAAAACAAACCAATCACAAACCGAAGAACAAGGTTCAAAACCTTTTACAAAAAAAGATTTTATTAACTCGGTAATCAAAAGAAAACAAAAAAGTAAATTTTTATCCGACAACCAAAAAGATTACTACGACATATTAGTAAGTAGTCAAATTACAATTTGTTCAGGACCTGCAGGTGTTGGTAAAAGTTACATAGCAATGAAAGCGGCTGTTGATTTACTTATGGACCCAACTAACACTTACGAAAAAATTATTATTGTAAGACCGGCTGTTGAAGCAGAAGAAAAGTTAGGTAGTCTTCCTGGTAATTTAGAAGAAAAATTAGACCCATATATTTTTCCATCATATTATCTATTAAATAAAATAATTGGAAAAGACGCTCGTGAAAAATTAAAAGATGCTGAAATTATTGAAGTATTTGCATTGGCATATATGCGAGGAATGAATATAGACAATTCTATTTTAATTTTTGAAGAAGCCCAAAATGCTACCCCAAACCAAATCAAATTACTATTGACAAGGATTGGTTATAATAGTAAATTTTTTATATCGGGGGATTTAGAACAAACTGACCGATATAAAGATAAAAAACAATCAGGGCTATACGACGCACTTCAAAGGTTTCAAAATGTCAATGACATTGGTATTTACGACTTCAGAAATGCTAAAAATGTAAGAAATCCACTTATTGTAAAAATATTAGAAAGGTATGACGAAGAAAATTGGGATTGAAGTCAATGGTGTTTTAAGAAATACTTTAGGTAAAATACGCCAAATTTACGAAAAATTTATGATTTCAAACAACTCTGAAGAAAAAACATTTATGTTGGATTCATCAGGAAATACTGAATCTATTGTTCAAAATGAACCCTTTGAATACAAGTTGCTAAAAAATGTGAATAGTTTAAATTTAATGTCCCATTTTGCTTTTAAATCGGAAGACGAACTATATAATTTTTTATATCAAGAATTTACAATGCAAATTTTTGGTCACGCAGAATCTACAGAAATGCATACTTTTCACACATTAAATGATGTATATCTCAAATATAGAAATAACAATGACTTTTTAATATTGTCAGATGAAATAGGTAAATCAAAACCTGCAACCCTTTTCTTTCTATCAAAGTTTGGTTGCCAATTAGAAAAAGTAAAATTTTATTCAGATACAACTAAAAATTCAATATGGGATGAGGTTGATATTTTAGTAACCTCAAATCCAAACTTAATTGATGAACACCCATTAGATAAAGTCATAATTAAATTCAAAACTGATTATAATAAAAAAAATAAATCAAAACACGAAATCAGTTCACTTAGTAAGTTAGATGAATGTTTACAAAAATTAGGAATATGTTAGAATTTTTAGGAGAACAGTATTATATTGACATACAAGAAATTGATAATAAAATTGCAATCCAATCTACTTTAGAATCAATGGAGGTTGATGGTAAAAATGAACCACAAATTAGTGTTTCTAAATGGGAAGTATATAAAAATTTAATAGATGTGGTTCTTTCAGAAAGAGAAGAACTTGATGAAAATTTAGGTATTCATAGCTCTAAAAATTTATCAATCCCTTTCAAATTCGCATTCAACACACTATTAATAAACAACATAATTAAAAAATTATAAAAAATGGAATTAGAAAAAATTAAAAAAATTGAAGCGTCGGTTGAAAAATTAGAAAACAAAACCGCAAGAATTTATTTCTTGGTGCAAGACACAAAAGGAACCCCAAAGGCCGGTATTGCCTACATTTACCAAATGGCTATGTCATTAATCAATAAAGGATTCAATGTTAAAATGATTCATGAGACTGCAGAATACCAAGGAGTGTCAGAATGGTTGGGTAAAGAATATATGGAAATTGAACATTTACCAATCGAAGGACAAAATTTACCTATTTCGCCTGAAGATTTTGTTGTAATTCCTGAATTATATGGTCATGTAATGGAACAATTAAAAAATTATCCTTGTGGTAAATTGGTATTGTGCCAAGCATATGATTATATGATGGAAACTTTACCTCCAGGAATTTCTTGGACAAACTATGGATTTTTAAAATGTATTACAACTTCTGAATTTCAAAAAGAATATATTCGTTCTGTTTTCAAAAGTGTTAATGTTGATGTTATTGAACCTGTTGTTTCTGAAATTTTTACAAAAAAAGAAAAACCATCAAAACCAATCATTTCTATTCATTGTAGAGAACCAAGAGAAACCGCTAAAATTATTAAAAGTTTTTATATGAAATACCCGCAGTATAGATGGTTTACTTTTCGTGATATGAAAAATATTAACCTAACTGATTTTTCTAAATTTTTGAAAGAATCTTTTGTTTCAGTTTGGGTCGATAGAGAATCAGGATTTGGAACTTTCCCAATCGAAAGTATGATTTCGAATACACCTGTAATTGGTTTGGTTCCTAACTTAAAACCAGAATGGATGGAAGAAAATAATGGTATTTGGACTTACTCATTTAATGAAATTATCGATATTTTAGCGAACTTTGCACAAAATTGGTTGGAAGATAACATCAACGAGGACTTGTATAACAAGATGACCGAAATAGGTAAAAAGTATCAAAATAAACCATCATTTGACCAAAAAGTTGAATCTCTTTTTACTGAATTTTTTGAAGTAAGAAAAAATATGTTTAGTCAACAATTGGAAAAATTAAAAATAACTGAAGAAAATTAAAAACATGGAAAATTTAGAAAAATTAGACGTATCCGTAATCTTACCAATAGATTCAGCAAAAAACGTTATGTTCGATGAATTGTTTACAAGAGCAATTACATCAATCAACACTCAAATGAAACCAATTAATGAATTGGTTATTGTGCATACCGATGAAGAGTTACTAAAAAATACTTTAGACAACTTTGATTTTAGTGGTCTGACTGTTACGTTAGTGGAAAACAAAAATGAATTTGACTTTCCAACACAAGTAAATATTGGAGTTAAACATGCAAAAAGTAAGTGGGTATCAATTTTGGAGTTCGATGATGAATACTCAACAATTTGGTTTAAAAACTTTAGCCGTTTTCAAAAAGCGTACCCTGAAGTTGATGCATTTTTACCTATTGTTATTGATACAGATGAAAAGGGCGTTTTTGTTGGTTTCACAAATGAAGCAACTTTTGCGGTAAGTATGAACTCTGAAATTGGATATTTGAATAACGACACTTTATTGAACTATCAAAATTTTCAATCGAGTGGTATGGTAATTAAAAAATCAACATTCGAAGATAATGGTGGGTTTAAATCAAGTATGAAACTAACTTTTGTTTATGAATACCTTTTGAGACTTACCTACAACTCTACTAAAATAATAACAATACCTCGGATTGGTTACAAACATATGAATTTGAGACCAGGTTCTATTTTTTGGAATTACAAAAATGGTGATAAAAAAATTACTGATGATGAGGTTAGTTTTTGGATTGAGTTGGCGAAAAAAGAACATTTTTTTACTTCAGACAGAAACATAAAATTTGAACCACAAAGTGTATAATGTTTTTGGATGGCCAAAATCCCAAAGAATTAGACGAAAAGCAAAAGACAAAAAAAAAAGGTAAAAATTACTTTGATGTAAGAGAGGAAGAAGCGGTGAAAGATTATATCACCGCCAAAACTAAATCAGAAAAAGAAGAAATATATAATAAATTTCTTAAAGAGCCGTTAGATAAAATGATTGATTCAATTATCAGACGTTACAAACTATATCGTAAAGATATGGAATATTCAGATTTGCACACCGACACTCATTCATTTTTAATGACAAAAGTCGATAAGTTCAAACCGGCAAAAAACAAAAAAGCATATTCATATTTTGGAACTATATGTAAAAATTACCTAATGGGACAAATACAAAAAGACCAAAAGGAAATGAACAGAAAAGTATCTTATCAAGATATTTCTGCGACTTTGGAAAATAGACCCGACATGGTTTATTATTTGGAGTTTGAAAAAATTGACGCAGAAAAAATTATAGACATTTTTATGGTTGATTTAAAAAATCATGTCAACAATACAACAATGGTCGAGGAAGAGTTTAAGTTAGGAAATGCCCTTATTGAATTATTCGACAACCACGGAAACATTTTCATTGGAAACAACAATAACAAGTTTAATAAAAACATTGTTTTGTTATCTTTAAGAGAAATGACAAATTTATCAACAAAAGAAATTAGGATTTACTTAAAAAAATATAAAATTTTATATATAAACACAATTAATAGAATAAATAATAACTAAGATTTATCTATTTATTTATTATGGACAGAAAAAGAAAAAAAGAAATTGCCCTTAACAAAGACTCAGTATTAGGGTTGATGCAAGAAATCTATAATGAACTTGTTGAACAGAGAGCAACTGCAATTAGAATACAAAATAAAATGTTAGGTCTATTGAAAGACTCAGAAGACATGACAGTTATTGGTCCTGTTATTAAAGAACAACAAAAAATTATTAACGATACAATAGAAAAAAAACTTAGTCTTTCTAAACTTCAATCAACTATATGGGAAAAATCTAACAATTCCAAGGAAGAAAACTTTTATTTATCCGATATGGACGAAAGTCTTTTGCAAAATTTAATACAAAAAGATATTAAACAAAATAACGATACAAATTTTAGTCTTTGATATGGCAAATTTAGACATCAATAAAGGATACGCGGACGCTAAAAGTAAAATTAGTGCTTATCAAACTGTTAAACAAAGTAAAATAGACGAACTAAAACAACAAAAAGAAAAGACCAAAGCAAGTCTTGATAAGAAAAAAAGCGAGGTTCAAAAAACAATTAATGACTTAAAAAAAGGAGTGGCGGACAAAAAAAAAGAAATCAAAAATGAAATCAAAAATCAATTAGAACAACTTTTAGATTTATTCAAATCGACTCTACCAAGTGGCGGCGGGCCTTCTTTGAAAATTTTAACTAATATTTTTTTAGAAGCCGCAATTAACACAAAATCTAGAATTCAAGAAGCCCTTGTAAGTGAAATAGTTTCAACAATAGGATGTTCAGAAGAACAATCTTATACCCCGAATCAACCAATTTATATAAAAGTCAATCAAGTTGATTTATTTAATATTTTAAAAAATTCGCCAACAGAAGAAGAGTATAAATTTTATTACGAAAAAAACACAACAAATAATGGGTCGGTACCCTATTCTATGAATAGAGAGTTATATAAAAGACTTCAAAACCCATCCCAATCTTTTTTGCAAGATACCACAGGCGGTAATGGTCAAACATATAAAGGAGCGTCTGCAGCACAAATTTTTGACATACAATATGTTCAAAATTACTTGGGCCAAAACAACCTACAGGTTACAGGTGATTTTTTCAAAGTTACTTTAAACAATCAAGTTAACAATAGAACAAGTGTTACTGATTTTTTACAGGATTACTACACAAGTATTGACATAATGCCATTTGATAATTTGGCGACAAATTTAAAAAACTTATTAAGCGGTTCATTTGATTTTTCAGCTGGTTTATCAAGTGACCAATTAAGAGAAGAAAGTAAATTTGAAAAAGTTTTAAAAAGAATAATGGGTATTTGCGAAGACCCAAATAAAAAAATTGATGTTGCTGGAACTTCAAAACTGAGTGACATTGATGAAATTGATGATTCATTTTTCGATGTCACAAATCAAGAGTTGATGTCTATTGAGCAGAAAATAAATAATACAGTTGCGGGTGTTATTGAATATGAGGGTTGTGAGGGAATCAAGTTACCTATCAATGTACTTGCAGATAGAAAATCACAAGAAGAAATTGTAAATGAAAACGTTGCTAGTAAAAAAATTGCTAAATTTCAAAAATCATTGGAAGATATGGCAAATGACCCAAAATGGAAATCCTTGATTCCAGGGCTTGGGTTGGATTTGAATATTTTATCTTTGTTACAAAGTAACATCATTTTAGGTTTACCACTTATGGTAATGAAAACAGTATTATCACCAAAAGTAATGTTGGGGTTTTTAATTATGGTAAAGGCGATTAAAAATGAAATATCATCTAAATTAGATAGTTTATATGATGACTTAACTAATTTTATGAAAACATTCAAAAAGTTTATTTTGAACTTTATGAAAAAAATTACAGCTATATTTGTTGAGGAGTTATTCAAAATTTTAAAAAAACAAATTAAATTATTAGTTGAAACAATACTTTTGGAAATAATCAAAGAGGCTAAAAATAAACAAATCAATATGTATGCAAATATTGTGTATATACTTTTAGTTATCGGTCAGGCGGTTGTTGATTTTAGAAACTGTAAAAGTGTAATCGATGAAATATTAAAATTATTGAATCTTGGTCTTTCACAATTAAATTTAGGGTTACCTCAGTTTATTTTAGCAGGTGCATCTTTGTTGGGTGGGGTATCAGACACGAGAGCTTTTTCTAACGTTTTGGAAGGCTTACAAGAAAAAGGGTTACCAACAGGAGGGGCTCCCGACGGTGGTCCAAATTTTATGAATTTATCTATGCTATCGATGATAAAAGGAATGAATCAAGAACAGGCGGCAAATGGTAAAACAGAAATTTTTATTCCACCATTGACAATGACACCAGCCGGTATAACTTTACCATCAAAAGGTCATGGAAAATCATACTAAAGTATCAATAGAGCAAGTGTTAGAAATATTGTCTAACTATAAAAATAGCCCCAACAAAGACTTGATATTAGTTTTAGATTTTTTATATGAAGATTTTGAAAAAACAAAAGATTTAATTTTAAAATTGACTCATCATTTAGACACAACGGAAACTAGTTACAACAAAATTTTGGAGGAAATAAACAAAAGAACAAATAATAGATAATGTCAAACCAAATTCCTTTAGAAAGTAGTCAAATAATTTTTTTTGGTATCTGTATAGATAATCAAGACCCACTTATGCTTGGTAGAATTAGATGTTTTCCAACCCAAGAAAATATCAAAGCCATGGAAGGAACCAAACAAGGGTTTAATGAAAAAAGCAAAAGCACATTAAATGGACCTTGGGGAGAGAAAGACCCGTTTATATTTTTACCTTTTTTACCGTATTTTGTAAACCAAGTTCCAAAAAAGGGTGAGGCAGTAATGATAATTTATTTTAACAATCAATTAACAAAAGGTAGAAATAGATTTTATTTAATTGGGCCTTATTCTTCACCAACTATGATTGAAAATGAAGACCACAGGTCTTCGAGAACACATACTGATGCAGGACATACTAATTCAAGAGATAAGTTACCAAATATCAAAGACCCATATTCAAAAGAATATCCAAATAATAAAAATGCGGGAGTTTTTCCTGAACCTGAGGATATATCAATAAATGGTAGAGGGACCGCCGATTTAGTTCTAAAAAACAATGATTTATTATTAAGAGCAGGAAAACACAAACCTTTTAAAACCGGAGAAATTCCAGAGTATGATGATAATAGAGCCTTTATTCAACTATCTAAATTAACAAATAAATTGTCATACGGCACACCTGAATCTTACACTAGATTAGAAAGACAAGAAAAACAATTAAAATATTTGGTTGAGTATGATGTATATAATCCCGAGAGTGCCCCTCAAGTTTTTCAAGGAGATGTGACAATTTATCAATTACCTGATAAAGAATCGAGGGAAACAAAAACAAGTCAATTTGAGTGGGACACAGATATTACAGGAGTAACATTATCTAAAGTAAGAATAATTAAAATAGATCAACCATTGGGTATTGATGATTTTTCAAAATTTGTATCAGACCAAATAATAACATTGAAAGATAACCCAAGTTTGATTATTTCAACTTTATCATCAAGTGCCACTGTAAATCAAAATAACGACATATCAAATGAGTTACAGTTTCCATTTTATTATAGACCTTCAAAAAGAATTAGAAATATTATAAAAACATTACCAAGTCAAAATACCATAACTGATTTTACAAACATGAATCAGTTAATGTCAAAAGTACTAATTACAACAACTGATATTTCCCCAGGTTATGGTTTAGTTTTGGATAGAAAAGTAAGTCCCGAAATACCATTTTTACCAAAAAAAGAAGTTTTTACACCAATTAATTCAGAACAAGTTGATAACACCGTTGGGTTAATTGGGGCATCCCAACTTTATTTATTATCACATGACACAGAAAAGCCAGGAAAAGGTAAGATAACTCTGACTGGAACAGTTTTGGGAATTACATCAACACAAATTTTTGATGAAATAGAACCAAAAACATCATCTGTTGTTAGAGGTGAAGAGTTATTAGAATTATTAGAATCAATAGTTGGGTTCTTAGTTAGTCATGTTCACCCTTACCCATTATTACCACCATCCGGTGTTTCATATGATGGAACAAGTATAGACGATTTAACAAAAAAAATGTTAGAAGCATATCAAAAAGTTTTAAACAGCAATATTCGAATTAACTAACTATTTATATATAAAATAGTTTAATGTCAATTTACAGGTCATATTTCGATAAAAGCAACACAATAATTCAAAATAGTTATACAAATACCGGTAGAAACCCAATTGTGGAGTTATTTTACGGGCGTGTAGATAATTTAAGCGCACCAATAGGATTTAGTCGTTTTATTTTCAATTTAAATACGAACAACCTTGAATCAAGAATTTCAGATAAAATTATTACTTCAGGTTGTGGTACAAACTTCACACACACTCTTCGTATGACAAATACATCATACTTTGATGAAAGTCTAATTAATGATAAAACATCACAAGGTAGAAGAAGAGCCACTTCTTTTGATTTAGTATTATTTAGAATACCTAAAACATCAGGCACCACAGGACTTCCTCAAAATTGGGATAGTGGTGTTGGTTATGATTACTTTGATTACCAAGTAACAAATCTTAATGATAGGTCATTTTCACAAAGACCGTCAAATTGGTACGAAGCAACAATTATAAGTGGGTGGAGTCTTAATGGTATTTACGATAATACAAATTCGCAAATTGGTGGTTTTAGTGGTTTAAATTATTCAGCATTAACAATAGTTGACACCCAACATTTTGAATTTGGAAATGAAGACATTGAATTTGACATGACAAATGAAATAAACAACATTTTAAACGGGTCATTAACAGGTGTCACGGGTTGGGGTATAGCATTTTACCCTGAAGTTGAAAACATAAGTGGTATGACTGAAAATTATTCTGTTGGATTCTTTTCTCCACACACTCAAACATTTTACGAACCTTTTTTGGAAACTAATTACAATGATTTAATTATTGATGATAGAAATAAATTTTATTCAGGAAATAATAACGAACTTTATTTATATGTTTATGAAAACGGAATTGCGATTAATTTAGACGCACTTCCAACGGTAGACATATTAGATTCAAACCAAAACCCACTCTCTGGATTTACAGGGATATCAACATGTCAAGTAACAAAGGGTGTTTATAAGTGTGATATAAATAATTTAACAGCATCTACAACTCCTTGTTTATTTTATGATGTTTGGAAGGGATTAACGGCAAATACCACATCAATATCAGATGTAACTTTAGAATTTGCACTACTACCTAAAAATGCTAATTTTCAAATAGGGTCAGTTACACAACAACCAAAAATATACGGGTTTGACTTCAACGGAATTAGACAGAACGAAAAAGTAATTAATACTGATATAAGAAAAGTTAACGTAATAATAAAACAGGCATACTCATCTAATACGCCACTCACAACTGTCGAGGCGTACTATAGAATTTATGTTAGGGAAGGTACAAGTACCGAAGTACAAGTACAAGATTGGACAAGAGTCAATGAGGTTCCTGATGGATTTTATTTCATTTTTGATACCACAGATAAAATACCAAATGAGTATTTTGTTGATATTAAAGTTGTTAGCGATAGAAATGTTGATACATATAAAAGAGAATTACAATTTCAAATAGTAAATAAAAAATAAATCAATATATTTATATATAAAAAAATAAATCGAGATATTTATAAATAAAAAATTATGCCGACAACAGCCTGTACCAATAATTATTATAACACGGTAGTTACCGGTTATCTTCCCGGCACAGGGAGCACCGTGGGAAGTATTGTTACTTTTAATACTCCTAAACCTGAATGGACAGATGGTGATTCACAAAGAACAATACAGTGTAATGCGGTTTCTGTTGGTGGGTTTAATGGACTTAATTCTTAATTAATATGAATTTAAATAGAATTATTAAAAAAGTTTTGATGGAAGAAAGTGATAATCATTCTTCTCGTTATATGTTTTTTTCAAACTTAGAACAAATGAAACGTCAATGTGAGATGTTATTAGATATGGATAAAGAAAAAATTGAAAATATCTTAGAACATGGACATGATTGGGCTCAGGACCATATTGCAGAAGCAAAAAATAATATGGACCAAGTATTCGATTTTATTATGAATGAAACAGATGCTGATGATAACGACTATGAAGAAGAAGACGATACGTTAGAAGAAGGTAGGAAAAAAACGGGAACTAAGTTATGTGCTAGAGGTAAAGCTGCCGCCAAATCTAAATTTGACGTGTACCCAAGCGCATATGCAAACGGATATGCAGTTCAAGTGTGTAAAGGAAGAATGCCAGGTTTAGATGGTAAAAAAAGGTGTTCAGGTGCGTATTGTTAGATAGACCTTAATATTCTATTTATAATATTTTCTAAGGACTCATTTTGGGTCCTTTTCTTTTTTGGTTTGTATGAAGTCATTATTGGTTTTTGACCTTTACCAGTTTGTGTATCTTGTTTTTCAGCCATTCTTTTTTGTTGACATGCCGCTCTTTTTTCAGAGGTACTCATTTTACCCGCAACTCCGACCGCTCTACATTTTGGATAAGAACCTTTGGAAGTATCACTTCGTCCACAGGGAGGATGTTTGCCATCTACTTTTCTACAAATATCAACCCAAGGGCCTTTTGGTTGTGAAGAGCCTTTAGGTTTCTTTTTTTTCCCAAACCAAACGGCTAAATCTTCATTTAAAACGATATTGTCAAGTTCAATCCATTCGTTTATTGGTACTATTTTTTTATTTTTACCTAAAGTTTGATTTATTATTCCTCCATCCTCATCATTTGGTTGGTGGTGTGACTTATTATATTTTGAGATTTTACGTGATTTTGCTTCCAATTTTTTAACATTTTTTTTATGCGAGTTCAAAGTTCCGTCATAACTATCGTATTCTAAATCCGCATTAAAAAAATCTGAGACTTTTTTAGTAAATGGACCCAAAGAAGTATTATCCCAATCTACTTCACCCATAGTTAAAGGGCCATTATAATAACCAACATACCTTGATGACGTTAATTCATTTATTATGCCCTTGACTATTCTACTGATGTTCATCTCCTTTTTTCTAATAAATATCTGTATATTGTTAAATGTATGTGATAACCAACCAAAGTTAGAATTCCACATGTCTCAGCCCAAAATAATCCATCAAATAAAAAAGGAGACAATCACTTGTCTCCTTTGTAGGTTATTTTGAGGTTTTGATTATCTCAATTCTCTTAAATCGAATGTTCTAACCCCGTCTACAGTAATTCTACCATAGAACCTGTTGTTCACCATCTTCTTCGCATATCTGGTCATAATACCTTTGATTGGTGTGAAGTTGAATGGGTTGTACATTGTAGGTGTCAATTGTAGAGGAACATACGGTGCGTAAACGTACCCTGTGTCTAACAATGAAGAACCTTTGTGACCCAACAATACTGTATTTGGTGGGAAGTAAGGATCTCTATACACTTGGTATCTTCCTGCTAATGTACCAACTCTTTCAATACCCATATTGTATTGGTCTTGCTCAGGAGAAGCGTTTGATACGTGGAAGTACTCAAGGTCATCAAAGATTGCAGAAATCTCAGAAGAAACAACAATCCAGTTAGCTCCACCTCTTAATGTAGACTTGTGGATTTGTGCTGAAATTTGGTTGATTGCTGTAATCAAAGTCTGATTCCAATCTTTTTGTGTGTATTGAGTTAATGGATTTGCAGAAGTACCTCTTTTCCATCCGTTGTAATCCCATCTTAGGTTCCAAGCCGCACCTTTTCTAAGGTCTCTCAAGATTTCTCTATCAATTTCAGCCGCCACTTGCTCAGACAATAAAGCCGTAAGTTCAGCTTCAGCGTCGATGTTATGGAATGCTGAAACGTCTTGTGCCAATTCAGGTGACCATTGTGCTCTTAATTTTCTTTCAGTTACAGAAACAGTTACTGATTCTAAATCAAAAGAAACCTCACCAATTTTATCTTCAAATTCCAATTCTTCGTATACTCTAAAAGTACACGTGAACTCACTACCAGCAAGTGCAGTACCTGCAACACCTAATGTTAAACCTGAATAGCCGTCAAGTGATGCCGCTCCAATTGAACAAGGTTGTTGAAGGTCAACTTCTAGGTAAATATCACCAGTAGAGTCGCATATATCATCGTATGCGCCACCGTTTCCTGGGTATGTACCACTGTAAAACGTTGTTGATTGTTGTGAACCATATTCTACAATCCCTTTACCGTATTTTTGAGTAACAACTCTGAATAGTAAATCACCAGTACCCATACCTGAGAATGCTCCAGTAGAAACTGCGTTTACTCTTAAATCAGAAAGGAATGACTCATTGTCCATTTCTTGTCCATCGGGACCGATTAATTTTCCAGCGCCTGCTGAAGAAAAACCTGACATAACGATTAAGGCTTTTCTAAAAACAGGACCACCATCGGCTCCCGTAGCAGCAACTGTACCACCAGTTAAGGTGTAAGCGGCTGGTACTAAGTTACCATTAGACCATGAAACTGTAGTTGCGCTCTTAGTTATACCAGAATATCTACCTTTTGAATAGTCAAAAAGACCTGCAGGGTCTAATCCTGGTTCAGTTCCTTCATAAAATCTATCATAAAGATTTTTACTTCCATCATTATAACCAGCATTTGCGTTTTGACCTGTATTATTTGGTGAACCAATTGGTGCGTAATGCTCATTACCTGTATAAGATTGGATTTTAGGTACAAAGTAGAACAATTTACCAATTGGTAAGTTCATAGCCTGTACAGAAACTAAGTCATTAGCTAATAATTTAGAGAATACTCTTCTTACTATAGGAAATACTACAGTTTCGAAAGAACCTGAACTATCTGTTGATGCTGCTTCATTGATTAGGTTAGACGCTTGGTTTTCATATAACTGTGCCATGTTCTCTTTAACGTGTCCTCTAAGACCGTCTAGGAATCCTAATCTATCCCATTTGTTAATTGTATCTTCTTTGATAACTTTAAGGTGCTTAAGACCAATATTACCAACAAGACCTGATTCTAATAATGCTCCCATTTTTTAATTTTTTTTAGAGTTTATTTTTATTTTTTTTATTTTATTTTATTCATTAAATCCTTCATTCTCATAAATTGAGGATTTTCATAAGCTTTAGATTCAATCAAATTAGTCGCTGAACCATTACTTGGGGTTTTAATAACTTTTTTAGTAATTGATTCAGTCATCACTGAACTTGGTGTGTCACCTAATTCTTCTTTGATTGATTTATAAAGTGATTTTGATTCTTTCAAAGAGTCTACATTGTCGAATCTTCTAAGAATATTGATTTTTTCTTGTTTTGTTGTTGAGTGTTCGGTAAACAAACGTGTGGCGTATGCTAAGTTTGAATTAAAAATCGCAACTTCATTTAATTTATTTCTAAAAAAGTCTAAAGCTTTTCTATACTCTTCATTTTTTTCTTTCAGAGTTTCAAATTCATAAGACTCGTAAGTTAAATTTCTGTTTGGAGTAATCGCCTTTCTTAACCCTCTACCTTTTTTCGAACCATTTCCATAAGTTCTAGCGGCTTCAGCAGTTTCTGCATCATCATCCTTTTCTTCACCCATCCAACCGTCTGAGATTTCATCCTTACCTGTTTCAGTGACTCCATATTTTAATTTTTTAGGGTAAATGTTAGATTTTAATTTACCAATTTTACCTTTTGCTTTAAAAGCCTCAACAACATTCTCGTATGATTCTTGGTCGATTTCATAAACTTGGTCATCCATTTCGTACACATCTTCGTCCATATGACCCATACCTTCGTACACATCTTCGTCCATATGACCCATACCTTCGTACACATCTTCGTCCATATGACCCATACCTTCGTACACATCTTCGTCCATATGACCCATACCTTCGTTATAGTCAAGTTCTGACATACCTCCCATCATTGAATCATCTTCAAAAACCAATTCGTATATTGTATTTTCTGCCATTGGTTCAGTTTGTTGTTCAACTGGTTGTTCAGTTGGTTGTGGTGTTGGTTCTTCTGCCGCAATACTAATCAGATATTCTGTATTAGCTTTACCATCTTTCAAATGAATAAAGTCACCATCTTTTTTGATAATAAATCCATCTTCGTCACCCATTGCCGCAAAAACTTTCATAAGTTCTGGCATTGGTGCTGATGTCATATCAAGTGGTGGTAATTCTTGTTCTGCTGGTGGCATTTCACCTTCACCGTTATCGGCACCTGCTTTAGGTTGTTGTGTTACAACTTCTTCTTCAGCAGACACTTCTTCTTCGCCTTCTTGTTCTGGTTCTTGTGGTTGTTCACCACCTTGTGCTTGTTCTTTCAAAGACCTTTTGGAACCTAAAATTGATTCCCTTACTAATTCGCCGATTTCTTCCTTCATTGTAGAAGCAAGTATTCCTTTTGCATTTTCACTAATCGCATCTTCGATAGACTTCATTTGTAAAAAAGCCTCTTCTACTAACGACTCTGATTTTCTATTACTCATTAAAAAGCATTTGTATTTGCGTTTATTTATCTAATAAATATATAGACTTTGTAAAAAATTTAATTTTATCTTAAAAAAGATGTAAAAACAAAAAAGGTCCCTTGTGGGGACCTTTTATAAAATCAAATAAAAGTTACTCAATTACTTCGTCAATTTTACTTTCAACAATAGCAGTTATTCGCCAATTCAATGTATAAGTCTCATAAACTTTTGAAACTTTAGCTTCCACATCTGTTGGTGAAAAACCTTTAACAAGTTTTTCTTCTCTCATTTTTTTAATTTTACCTGTGTTGTCATCAATCATGTCGGTTGTGATTTTTGCTACAAAATACTTCTCATTCATTTTATTAATATTATTTACCTAAATAATTAGATAATCTTTTCATTAAGTCAACAGTTTTATCTAATCCTCCCATATTTGAATTAATATTTTCAGATTCAGATAATTTTTCTTCGTAATTTGGTCTATCTTCTTTGTTTAAGTAAAGATATGCACCAGGTGTAGATGGTGAAGAAACTAAGTCAAAACAAATTAACTCAAAATCCTCTTGAACTTCATTTTCGTCTCCTTTTTTTACTAAAGACCCGACTCCACGAGACGATACGCCCATTGTGACACCTTGTCTCATGAGGTTTGCAGCTACATCACCCTTTGATGTAACTATTCCTCTTTCGTGAAAACCTGGACTTGTTAATAATTTTATCTTACCCATTAAAATATTTCCTTCCCACCAAGTTTCAGTAATTAAATGTGATACCCTATCCAAATCAACTAAAGATGACTCAGGGTGATTCAATTCTGAAATAGACATTCCTCGTTTGATTACGTCTTGGTATTTTTCAGCCTCCCTTTTTAATATTTTTTCTGGATAAATTCTACCATTTCTATTTGGAACGCCGTGTTTTTGAAGTGTTGCGTAAAACACGAAAGGTTTTGAATGGTCGAGTTGACCATATGATTCTCTAATAATACTTTGGTTTCTTGGCTCGTTGGGATTGATGATTCCTGCATCCCACTCAACAAGAATTCCTTTACCTGTGTCGTTAGGTCCTAAAATTCTCATAATATTTTTTTATTATAAATATTATATTTCTTGTGTTTCTGCCAATTTTGTTTTACTTAATGTAAAATAAATTGAATTTTTTAAATCATCTTTATAGATCGAAGATAAAATATTTTTAATTTTTGACCTTAAAATAATTGATTTAAAATCGTAAATATCGTTGTGAATAAAAAGTGTTATTTCTAAATTTAAAAAACTTTTTTTGTTTTTTTGAAGTCCACTTGTTCTTAAATCCAAATCTACAATATATTTTTTTTCGAAAATTTTGTGGTCAACAACTTCTAATAAGGTGTGTAAAATTTGTCTTTTTATGCTTCCTGTGATGGAAACCCAATTTGTGTAGTCTTCATTTGGTTTAACCCATGTTTGAAAAATTAGATAAATTGATTTTAAATTTTTAGAATCAACTGTTCCATATTGACATTTTGCATCATCAAAAATGTTTAATTTTGATGTTTTTCCTTTCTTCATTTTTCATATGTAAGATGTTTATTTTTATAAAATATAATAATTAGAATTAAATTTGTCAAAGCTCGAAAAAATTCATATATTTATATAACTAAAAGGAAAAAATTTATGATTATTATTGAAGTGAAGAAAGGAAATATTGAACAGGCCTTAAAACAATATAAATTTAAAATTTATAAAACAAAACAATTAGAATTTTTAAGAGATAGACAAGAGTTTGAAAAAAAATCTATTAAAAATAGAAAACAACAAAAAAAAGCAATTTTTATTCAAAAAAAACAAAATCAATTCTTGTCTTGATTTTCTTCTGTCTTTTTTTTGTGAGTAAAAAAATCAACGGATGTAAGTCCTAATGTTCCAAATGATAACAACCCAATAGTTTGTATAAGTATTACAGGTGCTACATATTTTCCGCAGCTAAATAGCGATACAAATAAAGCAACAATCAAAGAAATACTACACAAAAGACCTATAAATCTTTTGGATGAAATTTCACCATTAGCTCCTTCCATCATATTTTTAAAAAATTTTATCATAATCCTTCTTGAAGTTGTTTCAACTTGTAATAGTTATAAAAATCTATAGGTGAGTTTTGTATTTTATCTACGGTTTTTTCTATTGTGTCTTTGAAATCTTTTTCGTTTGATTCATTCAATTTTATTTTCAAACTACCAACTATAGACTCTTTTAATCTTTCCATTCTTAATTCTAATTCATCTTTAGGAATAGAAACAATTTCTGTTATTTCATTTCTTTCACTTTCAGATAAAGTAGAAATTTCATCGTTCAATTTTAAATTTGCAACTTTAATCATAGTTTCTAAAGGTAAATTAATTGATTTAGAAACTATTTTTTCTTTTTTAGCCGAAGTAAGGATTTTAGAAATTTGTTTTTTTGATTCTAAAATAGATTCTAAATTTTTGATAGATTTGTTATATATAACCGTATCAATTGTTTCGTATTTATTGTTTGGGTTATTATGTAAATCAATCGCATCAATCCAAGAACCAACTTTACTTAGGACTTTTGAATTATTTTCAATTAAAATTTGTGAATATTCTATAGATTCATTTACATAGTCGTTTACTAAATCCACAGACATCCCTTTATTTTTATTTAAATCGTCATATATATAATACAATTCTGCAATATCTTTATTTTCTAATACTATAGTTCTGAATTGATTAGAAAAATATTTGAACTCTTTTTTACCATATAAGTTGATAAAAGTCTCTTCAATTTTAGTTTTTATTTCACCAAAAGCCGCCATAATAATTTTTTTATAATAAATACTTACTTATTTAATAAGTTTTTTATTTTATCATCTATTTCATTCAAAGACACTCTACCTTTTGATAAGTCTAATGTGTTATCTTTATCAAAAAGTGTATTTTCTAAAATTAAATTCAAATCATTTTTGTTAAAACTTTCAGGGGTAACTCCCCCTCCAGCATCAGGTGGTGGCGGCGGTGCCCCTCCCGCATCAGGTGGTGGTGGCGGTGCCCCTCCTCCTTCTTCTTCAGGTGCCCCTCCTCCCTCAGGAGCAGCTCCCCCTCCTGCGGCCGCTTCATCTTTTTTACCATATAGGGAATCAAGTGTATCAAACAATCCTGTTTTTGTGATTACTTCAGCGGTTTTACCTAACTCGGCTGATACTGCCCTTTCAATTCTTTGTTGTTGTAAATCAAGTCTAATTTCATCATCAGAAAATCCTAAAATGTGTTTTTTGGCCCAAGATGCTGATACTGGTGCAACACTATCTTGAATTGGTGCAACGGCATCTTTGAATAGTGTAATTTTTTCTTTCCACAATTCAATTCCAAGAAGGTCTGATTGTTTTGATGGATTTGTAAGGCCAATAGTAAAGTTTGTTAATTCATCTTCAAACCCTAATAAAAATAAATGAATGATGGCAATTTTATTCATTTCTGCAATCATAGATTTTTGAATTCTATTAATTGTTCTTGCAAATCTAATATCAAGAAGTGACAAATTCTTACCATCACCTACAGCGTCCTCAAATCCAAGATAAGCCTTAGGAATACGAAGAGCCGTAACTAATTTCTTTTGGATATATTCAATATCTGCAATTTCCGCTAAGTTTGTACCACCTGGTAAAGTCTCTATTGGATTTGTGGTGGTGGTATCTCTTACAGGGATAAAGTAATCTTGGTCTACTGCCATTTGATTGTATCTCATATCGACATTTCCTGTTTTTTGGTCAACAATTTGGTCTCTTTTAAATTTGTTTGCAACCCTTTGAACGTAACCATCAACATCTTTATCGTCCATGTTACCAACAAATACTTTAAAAACCCTTCTTTCAGGTGCTCTTGAAACGCGATATATTAACATCGCATCTTCAGATAATAAAAGTTGTTTCCAAATACGACGAGCTTTTTCTAACATTGAAGTTCCGTATGGAAGTTTTCTATCATCTCCTAAAATTCTAAAATGAGCAATTTCCCATGTATTAAATTCCATGTTTTTTTCTTTCCATGTGAATTTTAACGCATCATTTTCAATCTCTGCTGAATACTTTTCAGGTTGAAATTTCATACCCTTTTCTAAACGCTCAATTTGAATGTTTGGTAATTGCTGACAACCAACAACACCTCTTTCTGGGTCCAATTTTAAATAAACAAAATTATCACCAAACTTACAAGTATTTCTAACCCACATTGGTAGATTGGTGTTAATATCCAACTTATTGTTAAATAAATCTGTTAATACCGATTTAATTCTTTTTGATTCTGAATAAATTTTAAGAATATGTCCATCTTTATCGGGAGTTGTTGATTCTTCAGCATAAATGTCTAATGCTGCAGAAATTTCTGGCGTATTATGTGAAAAAATAGAATCTGTTGCAAAATTTTTATATCCTGGAACCGTTAAATCATAAACAGGAACAACACCGTAAGGTTCAATTGATAATATTTTGTGGTTTAGATTAATTACACTATTTTTTGCTCTTGCGGTTGAATATGGAGATTTTTTAATTCCATAAGCCATTAAAAAAGTATTCCAATCATTATATCCATTCGATACAATTTCTCTTTGTAATTTTCGATAAGATATATTTAATTCTTTAGACGTTCCTTTTAAAGTTTTAATTTTTCTTGCCGTTTCAATAATATTATCCCAACCAATTTTTATATATGTCGGATTTTTGTCACCACTACGTCTTCCACCCCAAACTAATTTTCCTTTCCTTTTTGCAACTTCTGACATTTTTTTTCTGTAATCAGGGTTAGACCACAATTTTTCGTTATTTATTTTTGCATGATATGCTCTGTGTTCTGACACTTTCATTACTTGTAAATTTTCAGGTAAGTTATTTTTACCATTAAAATCTATATGATGAACTTCTTCGTCTTTATTTATTTTTTTATCATAAAACCATTCAGCGATTAAATTATGTTCGGAAATCCATCCATTGTGTCCTTCATCTGAATTACAGGTATAAACCCAATTATATTTTTGATTATTGAAGAATGATTTACGATAAAATGGCATCATTGAATCTCCAGGTTTTAAGTTCATAACTCTTTCAAATGAACCATCTCTTTTCATAAATTGGTGCTCCCAAGTTGCAATAATAAAACTTTCATCGTCAAAAGTAATCTTATAAGTCATTTCATCTCTAGTGTAGTGGGCATTTCTTGCAATTGCGGGAACCACTTTTTTAAGATTGTAATCGTAAGCATAAGTAATAAATTCATAATCTCTACCTTTTTCCGCTAACTCTTTAATTGTTATAAACCCGTTTGGAGTTGCAATTTTAGTGTCACCGGCTAAACAATATTCCATCGATTCGTAATCATAATATGACGCCATTCTTGTTGGTTCATAATATACTGCCTGTTGATATAGATTACTTTCAACTTTTTGCCATTGTTGACCAATATACATGGTCTGCTGAGCTTGTAATTTTTCTCTTTCGTAATCTTGTTTGTTTGGTGTTTTTAAAAGTTCTTTTTTATCAAACTTAAAAACAGGTGACTGCTGGTCAACCGTTGAATTTGGACCAAAAACTTTACCTAATCTTTGCCAAACTGTATATTTTTCTTCTGCCATTTTATTTTTTAAAATAGTTAATTTTATAATATTTTAAACTCTTCTGTTACCAAACAACCAAGAATAATTTTCGTAATCACTTTTTGTTGGTCCTGAATATGCTCTACTATTATACATATCAGTTTGTGCTGGTATTGAAGGATTAAAATTTTGTGAAGACTCTCTAAACATATTTTTATCAGTCGTCCAAGAGTCAATCATTGCTTTTGCCTGTTCTGTGGCCTTTTCGAGTTGAGCAAAAGATGACTCACCAACATAAATTGCCATAGCCATCGCCATAATCAAGTCATCGTGTTGCCCTTTTTGGTGGTCAGGTCTACCATTAACATAAACAAAAGTGTTAAGTTCATTAAATAACCTCTGAGACCTTACGGCAAACCCAAATCTCAAAGCCTCCTCAAACGCCTGAACAATAAGAACCCTTTTTGAATTAAAATTAATTCCTGGTATTTTTTCATTTTGTTTTGGGTCCCATTTCCATTTATCTGCTGGGTTTATTCCATCTATATATAAATTTTTATATCCCAACTCTTGTAACTTTCGTGACGTTGCAACACCCATTCCACCTGTAATGTCTGTAACAATGAATGCATTATATATTGTTGCCCATTTATAGCTTATTTCTGCAACAATATCAGGTGGAACTTTTGCAATATACTCTAAAACTTGCTCTCTCTCGTCAAAATCAATAATAATAAATGTTGTAAAGTCTTCACTATCACCTCTCGAAACATCCATTCCCATTATGTATTTGTGGCCAGCAATCGGTTCTTTCCACTGCCACAATGCACCACCCAGAAATTTGTTTTCTGGTTCTTTAATAAAGTTTTCTTTTATTTTTTTCATTGTTTCACGAGGTATTACGTTATCTCCTGAACCTAAAAAATTACACTCCAACTCTTGTGATATTTTACGTTTGTCGAACTTTAATTTTTTTGACATCGATTCGAACCAAGAAGAATAAGCTTTATAACCTTGTTCTAATTTTTCTTTTATTTCCTCGAAATTCCTATCGGACACTTTTATTTTTGAGTAATCTAGTGTAATTTCATTATCTTTATAGTCACTTCTGTTTAACATATAATGAATTATATCATCACATTTAATTAACTTTAAATCTTTAGAATATCTTGGGTCACGAAACCAAAACATTTCAGTGATTTTGAAGTCATTCATTCCTTTTACGGCCTGAGCATAAATTGAATAGTAAATTCGGTCAAACCCGTTTGGAGTAGAAATTACAATAACTTTACCACCTGTAGATAGAGACGCCATACAAGCAGACCAAAAATCTTCGTCGGCATCAATATAAGCAGCCTCATCAAAAATAAGAATTGTTGGGGTATATCCACGTAAAGCATCTTTTGATGTTGCAACAGCCTTTACTTCACAACCATTACTTAATTTGAAATGTCTTGCCGCATTTTTTTCAACTGAAAATCCAACTCCTAACCAAGAAGGCCACTGTTCGACAAAAGCTCTAACTTTATTTGCCATTTCAACAGCGGTGTCAAGTTTGTTTGCAATAATTAGAATTTTTTCAGGTTTTGATTTTTTAGCAAAAACCAATCTTTTAGAAGCCCAAGCCGATGTAACGGTTGACACACCGGCCTGACGATATTTTAGTGCTATATTTTCTTCAGCAGAATCGTAGTCTTTTACAAGAGTAACTTGGTCGTTAAATAATTCTAATGGGACGTATTTAGATTGTGTGTTGTCGTAAGTTTGCAAATATGTTTTAAGTGCGTATGGAGTATCATTTACACACTTAGCATACTCTAATAATATTTGTTCTTTCGATAACAACATCCATTTTTAAATTCTGTTTCTATAGTTTCTTAAAAGTTCTTTTTTTGTAAAGTGTGGTGGAATATGTTTTTGAATAATGTTTAAAATACTTTCTTCCAAATTACCTACTTCTTCTTCACAAGTGCCATAAATAACTTGTTCTTCATTGGATGGCATTTTATTTGAAACAAACTTTCCCCAACTACCATCAACAACATAATGACATTCACCAGTTTCTTCATATTTAGCATCAGCGTCCATCATCATACTTTCGATTTCTCTTTTTTGTTTCTTAAAAAAAATATCTCCAAACCCTTCTTTTAGTTCATCATCAGATGTGCTTGCAAAATCTTTAATTTGTTTTTTTGTCATAGACTTAACAACATCTTTAACTTTACCTCTATAACTTTTTGGTATATCGGACATTTTTTTATAACCTTTTTCGACTGAATAAGCGGCACCCATTAAACCTCTTTGTTTTTTTGATACGGCTTTTTCATATATTTCAGATTCTGTAGGCATTCCATCACCATAACTACCTTGACCATCGTCGGTTCCTGGACCAACTTGTTTAGGGCTTTGTGTTCTTTTTCCCAATTCGAAGTTCATAGGGTCTTCTAAATCCTCACCCATCTCAACATTTATACCTTGGTCAGTTAAAGATTTAATTTTAGCCGGGTCTGCATCTTGAGGAATACGAACACTTCCTTTTTGTTCCATAATCTTACCATATAGTAAGTTCAATTGTTCATTCGAAAACTTTTCTAAAGTTCCCATTGAAAACCCTTCATGGAGTAATCTTTGAAGTTTATAATTCATATGTTTCATTTGACACTAAATTTTTTTCCCAATTTAATACGACATCTCTTTCGTATAATTTATTTTCAACATTTTCGATACTTTCTCCAAATTGAAAAACTAATCGTTTCTTTTTAAAAACAGTTATTTCATCTGAGTCTGATTTTTCCCAACCCAAAGAAATAACCCCATCAACCGCATCATACACACAAAAAAAGTCTGAATTTTGAACCAAATCTAATTGTATGTCTGAATTTTTTAAAATCCCAACTTTTTTTATAAAATCAATTTTAGGGGGTGATGGCCTTCCTGATGCTGGTTCAACATCCCAATCTTCACCATAAACGTCATCAACATCAGAAAAAATAAATTCATAGATATTATCACCTCTGAAGTTTGGACCCAATTCATTTATATAAATTAAATTCATACAAATCTTCCCAAAATATCAACTTTTATTTGTTTTCCATTTTTATTGAAAATTAAATTATTTTTGTTTGTTTTACCAATAAATTTGGAACCTTCTTGAAGTAATCTAAGACCAATTTCTTTTTGGTTAAAACTTTCACTCAAATTGTCAAGCTCTTGTTTTGATTTTAATTTTGTTAATTTATTTTTAAGATAATCTTTTTGTTTTTTTTCTTCTAAAATTGGTAACTCATCTTCAGTAATATGAAAATATCTTTTTAACACATTTTCAACTCTTGATTCACCAAATATATTTTCTTTTGGTTCTTGTGGCATTCCTCCTTCCATTGGTGGCATTTCTTCACCTGGCATAGGTTCTTCACCACCCATCATACCTTCGTCTTCCATTGGTGGCATTTCACCACCCATCATATCTTCATCGTCACCAAAATCCAAACTTTCAGGACCTTCATCACCGTACATATCAACTTCTTCAAATTTTGATAAAATATCTTCTTTATCATCTTCATCCAATTTCTCTAAATCTAATGCTGATAATACCATATTGATAACATATTTGATATCTTGAGAGTCCAAACCATCTTCATCTTGGTTATTAAATGCTCTTAACTTTTGTGATAACTTACCTGTTAATCTTTGAATGGTTTTGAATGAACCCCCTTCTTCACCTTCTCCACCCATTTCAGGCATTCCACCCATTGGTTCTTCTCCACCCATTTCAGGCATTCCACCCATCGGCTCTTCTTCACCACCCATTGGCGGCATTTCACCTTCCATTCCTGTAGGTTCTTCACCTCCCATCGGTGGCATCTCACCACCCATTTCAGGGCCACCTTCCGCTGGTGGCATTTCACCTTCCATACCTGTAGGTTCAGGTGCAGGAGGAGCTGACGCTTCAGGTGCAGGTGGTGGAGGAGCGGCCGCAGGTGTAGGTTCTTCCGCTGCCGGTTCAGTTGCGGGTTTAGGAGTTTTTAATACGAATTTTTTTTTTGAAGCCGCTTGTTCGCCAATTAAAGGAATTTCTTCTTCATTTTCGTAAATGCGATTCATTTCTTTAGCGTGAAGATTTAATTTCTTCATGGCTTGTGAATAAGAATCAAAATATTTTCTTTGTCTTATTGGGTCAGAATAATCAAGTAACGACTCATTAATTCCTTTTTTAATAATATACCCCAATTTTTCTTTAACAATACCATAAGTATAACCATCGGCCAATGTAATAGTATAGTTTAAAGTTTCATTTTCGTTAATGTATTCTTTTGGTTTTTCATTATAATGCGCAATTTCTAAGATACGTCTAATTTTGTCCATACCTTGTAATTTTTCACTTCCAAGTGCTTTTAAATCTGCCATTTTGTTTTTTTCTTAAAAAGTTATTTTTGTATAAATATCCAATAGGGATAGTTTACCTCATTAATAAATATATTGTTAATATATAAATTGATGAATTATTCTATATTTAAATGTTCTAATGATAATTTTTTGTCTGTAATTTTGTTTTTGAAGTCTTCTAACTTTTTAATATACCCTGACCTTCTTAAGAATTTGAACACCAAATTTTCATATGAAAACTCACCTTCTTTTGATAAACCACATATTCTATATTTTCTTAATTTCTCTTTGTACTTCTTAACCAAGGCAATTGCTTCATCTAAATCTTCGTCTTTTGCATTTTCTAAAACACCATCAATAATATCCATCCATTGTTGTGTTTTTTGTTTGATTTTATTTTCGTCTATTTCAAATTTTTCTTTTTCAGGAACTCTAATCCATTTATCCGACACTAATGAATATGACCCCATACTTTTTTCTTTTTCATTTGAATCTTGAATAAAAACTTCAACTTCAAATCCTCTGATTCGAATGTCGTGAGACGCATTAAATAAAGTTTTTCTAAGTCTGAATAATTCTTCATATAATTCTTTATTTTCACCAGCCTCATTAAAGTCGTATAATAAATGAACATCGAAGTCAGAAAATTCAGACCAATTATAACCTGTAAGTGAACCAATTAAAATTATGTCTTGAATGAAAATGTCTTGGTCAATTGTTTTTAAAAAAACATCAGCAACTTGCAAAAGTTTTTTTCTAATTTCAGGTTTTAATTTATAATTTTGAACGTCATTACTTTTATCTTTTTCCCAAACGTCCGGATTTAAATCA